GTTGTGTTGGATTGTAATATTCTCTGTAGCAAGTAATTTTGCAAGATTAGATTTTACATCTAAATTCATAGTGTTGTCCTTTTTAATCATATAAGGACATCCTAAAGGAAAACTATTTAAAAGTCAACCTTTATTTTAAGTTTTTTTTGTTACCAGGTAATGGTTTCCAGGCTGCGTCATATCGCACAGCTCTATCTTTTGTCTCCGGAACCTTTAATTGTGCCTTTTTTCTTGCGATTCTCTAACTTTATGAGATTAGTGTTTGCAATGTCGGATAGCTTGCACCCAATATCATCAGCCAATACAGAAATATACCACAAGCAATCGCCAATTTCAGCGGATATCTCTTGAACCAGACTCTCGTTAATCTTATTGCCGTCATCTCTAATTATCTTCTTTACTTTATTTGCAACTTCGCCTGCTTCACCGGTCAGTCCTAATGTTGGATAGATAATGGCCTGTTCTCTCGGATATATTGCCGTTGTTTTTGCGACCTGTTGATACATATCCAAGTCGCTTACTTTTTTGTATTTATTAGACTCGTTACTTTGAGCCCCTAAATCTAGTTCTAATTGTCCGTTCATGTAGTTATCTCCCTACTTGTGGTAAATATTTGTCTTTGGTCTCTTGCCAGTTCATGTATATAATATCATCATAAAAATGAGTTTCTTTAGATACTCTGTCCTGTTTCTTCAAGTTTGCTAGTCGTTTTTTAGCATACTTGTTCTTCCATATATCAGTTAATGCTTCTACTGAATTGTCAAATCTTCTTATTAACTTGTCTTCTTTAATCTCTTCTCTTAAAAACTCTTTGGTATTCTCATATAATTCACCAAAATATATGCCTCTGGCATGTTCAGACTTAATTAATTTCTTATCTATACCTAATTGATTGTATGTAAAGGTATGACTTCTATTTCTATGGTCTCTTTTATGTGGTTGTCCTGTGTCTTTCTTTGCAACATACCATTCAAAGTATTTGTATGTGTGATTTTTCATCAACCATGCTTGTATCATTTTTCTAGTTGGTAATAGAGGCTCATATGATACACTACCTGCTGTCCAACCCATTTTCTTCCAGTATTTTAATCTATCGTATTGTGATAATGGTATTTCTTTTGTTTTACCATATAGACTTGTAGTTGTAATACCTACTAGTTTATCTTTGTATTGATATTCCCAGGTATCTTCAACCGTTTTACTCAAACATAGTAAAGCTAGTAGTTTCCCACCAACCAGGTTGTATCCAAGCGGCTGTATTGGTACAATTGTACTACCAATGCAAGTGTGATTAATCATTCTTTTAGTCTTAGCTTCTCTTTCCCAACCAATATAACTATCTCTAGGTGTAAGGTCTAAAAAATCAGAGGACATACAGGTAACACCTAATAGTTTTTTTGATACTTTATCTCTAATTAAGAAGTTTAAATTTCTACCAATATTACTATTGTTTTTCATGGTAGATAAAAAGGTTCTCATACCATTCCATATTGCTGGCATTTCACTACCAGTTATAGATTTTATTTCATCACCGTCTGTCCATAATAGTTCAGGTTGTAGATTTAAATATTCTTCGGGGTCTTCAGGCAACCAAAAATTGTTTTTAATCTCTTGTAATAGGGCGCCTTGTTTGGGGTCTTTTAATGTAGGTTTATCATCAAAGAAACTATTAACTTCTTGTGTAGGATATTTGTCATGTACCTCACACCATTTTTGATATAAAGTATATTCTTTTACATTCATTTTAGAAACATAAGAAAGGTCTTTTACAACAGCCTCTTTTAAGGTCTCTGTATCTGGTGCTTCTATTTTATCTAAAGGATTGTTATCTTGCCAACTTTGCCATTGGTCATCAATAGACATGCCTTTCTTCCACGAATAAGTCATAATATATACATCCTACTTGATTATTTAAAAAATGTCAAGCCTGTGATTTTTTCATCTGTTGTATTAGTTTCTTTGCTTTTTCTTCAGCTCTTTTTAATTTGAATTTAGATACATGTTCTACAAAGTTTCTACCTAATATATGGTCATATTCATGTTGGCAGATACGACTCATCATACCGTCAAGGTGTGCTTCTTGTAATTTACCCTCACTATCTTCATATTTCATAACACATTTTCTAGGTCTTTTGATAGATAAAAATAAAAAAGGATAAGTTAAACAGCCTTCTTTCATCATTAACTCTTCAACACCTACTGATACAATCATAGGATTATACATGGCTATAGACTTACCATTTTCTATTGAAGGATGTCCACCTGCAACAAACATATTAAAAGGTAAACCAACTTGATTTGCTGTTAGACCTATACCATGAAATTTTTTCATGCATGTAAACATGGCCTCCGACAATTCTTTTCTATCTTTTATATTATGTTCTTTTAACATATCATCTGTAAAAGGTGCTATAGCAGTTTGTACTCTAGGGTCGGTAGGTGGTATTAATTTAAGTTCTATCATATTGTTCCTAATTGTGTAAAGTTTTGTATCTTTTCATATTTTATTATGTTTGTAAATTTATCAAATAGTATGTCGCCTTTGTGTGATATAATAAAGATGTTTTCTTTTTCTAATGTTTTAATAATTTTAAAGAAGTCATCTGTACCTTGGCCATCTAAACTACTATCAAATATTTCATCTAATATTAATAGATTGGTGTTTGTACTATTTTTCATTCTAGCAATATCTCGCCATGTAAATAGTAAAGCAAGGTCAATTCTCATTTTCTCGCCCTCACTAAAGTTATTATAATTAAAGGTATCTCTAAATCTACTTTTTACCGTTTCATTAAACTCTTCATCTAAATTAAATGAGATATAAAAGTCCATAGCTTGTAGGTATTTGTTAATTAAAGCATTCATAATAGGTACATACTTTCTTATTATTTGTGCCTTAGCGCCTTTATCATTAAGTATCTCTCTTAATACATCAACATAATCTTTTTCTTCTTGTACTTTAGATAAAGCAAGGTCAGCTTCTTTTAGGTCAACTTTCATTTGTTCAAGTTCAAGTTCTATATTTTCTATATCTGTATCTTTTTGACTAGCTGTAGAAATCTCTAATTGTATTTGGTCGCTGTGAGTTTTTAGTGCCGTTAGACTTGATGTTATCTTTGCTATATCTAGATTCATTTCTTGTATCTTTGTTGATATCTTGCCGTATCCTGTTAGTTTCTCTTCCTGTTTCGTAAGTTCTTCTACGAGCTGAGATAGTCCTGATTCTAGTTTGGAAATTGTTGTAGTTTCGTGATTGCATTTTTCTTCCTTAAATTTTGTATCAATAGATTGTGTACATACTGGACATGTATCATTTTCTTTGAAAAATTTTAAAGTCTTTTTATGAGTATCTAGGTTTTGTTCTATCTTTGTTTCATACTTTTCTAAATCTTTTACTTTTTTAGATACCGTTTCCTGACCACTTAATTCATTTTGACTTACGGCTATAGCTTCGTTAAGGCTATTAAGCTTCTGAGCATATTCTAGCCTATTCTTTTCATTTTCCTCTAGTTTATTTTCTTGTACCCTCTGGTTATCACTACCTTTGGTCTCCAGCGTCTTTAAGTATTTTGCTTCAGTTTCATACTTGGTCTTTATTAACTCCGCTTGGTGCCTCACCTCCGTCAACTTTTTTTGTAAATCACTCTGTTGAGAACGCAAAATTAAATCCATTAGGCCAAAAACTCTGATATCAAGTATCTCTTCAACAACTTCTCTTCTATATCTTGGTTTCATCTTCATAAAAGGCTCGTATGATGATGACCCTAGTAATACAACTTGAATAAATGACCTGTAATTTAATTTCATTATGTTTTGTTCTAGGTACTTTTGATAGTCTATATTATTGGCGTCTTGATTAATTAATTTACCATCACAAAATATCTCAAATAGATTTGGTTTAATACCTCTTCTTACAATATAGTTCTTTGTACCAACATCAAACTCTACTTCTATGATACAATCACCATTGTTAATAGTATTGACCATTTGTTCTTTCTTTATCATTCTAAACGGTTTGTTAAATAACACAAAACACAATGCGTCTAATAGCGTTGACTTGCCACTACCGTTTGTACCTACAATCAATGTAGTTTGCGACATATCTAAAGCAATTTCTATTGGCTGATTACCTGTTGATAAAAAGTTTTTATATGAAATTCTTTTAAATAATATCACTCACCAGCCTCCATATAAAGTTCTTTTGCAAATGCTTTTAGTTTTTGTTTGTCTAATTTTATATCTGTTTGGTCAATATAATTACCTAAAAATGTAAGTGTATCTTCACCTTGTTCTAATATATCTTCTCTTACTGAAGCACCAATATCCGTAGGGTCTTCTATTACATCAATAGCATGTAAATTAATATGATTGTATAGTCTATCCATTAATCTTTCATACATATCGGTATCAGTTTTGTTTGAAATATAAAGTTTAATAAAACATTTGTCATATGGTTTAATATCTAAATCATCATAGTTTGTTTCTTTATCATTATAAATTATTTTTTTAAATATATGATTGTTGTTTTCTATTCTTGATAGTTCTCTTGTTTCTGTATCAAATATATGAAATCCTTTAGGACAATTATAATCAGACCATGTCATTTCGTATTGTGTGCCTAGGTAATAGATGTGGTTATCATCTGATTTTTTATGAAAATGACCAGACATTACCTTTTCAAATCTTTTAAATATAGCTTTGTCTGTACCATGGTCATTCATGTGACCATTATGCATTTCAAAACCTTTTATTTCTAAATGACCCATTGCAATAGTTGATTGTGTACTTTCTATTGTTCTAATGGTTTCAGCCTCATTATCATCACATATCCATGGTATAAAAAGTATAGGTAAGTTATCAAAATTAACGGTAGTTGCATGAGTATAAACTTTGGCGTCTTTTGATATATCAAGATTTTGCATGGCATTTACTTCATTTGTGTTCTTATAGTAAGTGTCATGGTTGCCAATAATTATATGTGTATCAATACCTAGTTCATCTAGTCTATTCCAAAATACTTTTTTAAAATTGTGTGCTGTATTGTGGTTGATAAATTTTCTTCTATCTACCACATCACCTAGATGTATTAAACATTTAATATTATTCTTTTGTAAATAAGGAAAAAACAAATCATTATAAAATTGATTTTGATATTCAATAAATGCTGGTGAATCATTTCGGCACCCAAAATGGGTGTCGTTTAACAAAGCTATTTTCATTACTTCTTTTTCTTTTTAGTTGTTTTTTTCTTTTTAACTGGTTCTGCGTCAGCTGGCATATTCTTTTTAAGGAATTCTGTAAACTGATTTTTAAATTCTCTATCCTCTCCTGGTTGTAGTGCCAGGTCATCATAATTAGACTCTTGTATCATTCTTTGTTTAATAGTTATTTGCTTTTTCTCTTTCTGTATTCTTCTAATAAAAGCATAATAAATTATTTGTGTGAAATATGCAAAAGGATTATTTGATTTTTCTGGATTAAAATTATCTAAATATTGTAAGCAGTTTTCTATACCATCACTTATCATATCATCTCTAAAAGTATAATTAATAAAATTAGGTCTGTAAGATAGGTGATTTGCTATTTTTAAAAAACATTCTCCGATATAATCGGGTACTAATGGTTTGTTTATTTTTGTTCGTTTTGCTTTGTTAACAGATTTCTTATATTCAACCATTGCGGCCAAAAATTCTTTGTTGTTAACATAGTGTTCCGATTTCTTTTTTGTTTGTGCCATAATATCCTCACTATATATTATTTTGTTCAAATTGTCAATGCTCAATCCACGGTTGACAATGAATTTTATCTGTGTATAATAACGGTGTCCGTTTTCACCAGATACCTTTTAGTGTAAAGTTGGTTCCTCTTCCTCATCATCTAGTTCTCTAAATATTTCATTGAGTTTTTTATTTTCTTCAGGAGAAAATTGTTTCCTATGATATGTTTCATCTCTCTTTGGTTTATCAAGATTATCGTAGTTTTTTGTTATCTCTGAATAACTACCAGACATCTCTAAAGAGGCGTTTGTTATCGTCATAATTTTGTCTTTTGGTATTGTAACTATCTTATCACTAGTATAGTTTGTCCAACGAATCAATGCAATGTAATCCCTAAATCCTACCGGTGTGATTTGAGGTACATACTTTATCTGTAAAGGTTTATCTAATCTAATTAAAGGACCATTGTCTGGTAACTGCTTGTCACCAGTAGGCAAGACGGCAACAATATCGTCACCATTAATTAACTTGATTATTTTAACTTGTGGTTTCTGCATTGTTTAACTCTATGTTGTGTATCTCATAATCAAAATCTTCTTCGCTGTATATATTTATCCTTTCTCTAAAATGTGCTAGAGTATAGTTTTCTTTTTCGTTATAGGTTAAATCGTCAGCGATATCGTATAATGTCGCATGGCTATTATTATCTTTTAATCTTAAACCACGACCAATTGATTGTAAGTTTCTTATCCTAGACTTGCTAGGGCTAGCGAAAATAATATTATGCAAGTTCCTAATATTAATTCCAGTTGAGAAGGTTCCGTACGAAGCCACGATAATGGCGCCGTCAGAATTTTCTGTAATTTCTCGTATCTTTTCTCGTTCATCTGCGTCAACTCCTCCATGTACATAAAATACATTTTTATCATTTGCTTTTTCTTTTATCATTTCGTATAAATCTTTACCATGTTTTTCTACATATTGAAATAAACATAATGTATTACCTTGTAAACCAGCCGCCAAATTTCTTATAAACTTATTTCTTTTATCCGATTGTACTATGTAATCCATTTCTTCTTGATAACTAAAACCATGTGCATGTTTGCACTCTATCGCACCATGTTTTAATATTAATGAATATATTTTTAAATCTGCTAGTTGTTTTTTTTCTTGTAATTCTGTTGTAGATACTACCTTATTTACTGCACCAAATAGTCCTTCTAGTACAAGTTTATGTGTTTTACTGCCATCTAAAGTACCTGTCATACCAATTTTATATGGGCATTTTTCTAACTTTGTCAATATCTTTGTTAATGAAACGGCCTTAAATAAATGTGCCTCATCACCTATTATCATACCAACATCTTTAAACCATTTTTTTGGTAAATTATAGATGGATTGCCATGTAGAGATGATTACAGGTTTCGCTGTCTCCTTACCATGACCTTGATATATTCTATGTACATTTTTTTCAGGAGACCAACCATAATCTTTAAAGTCTTTAAACAATTGTTCAACCAATGATGTAGTTGGTACTATTATTAATATCTTTTTCTTTTGTTCTTTTAGTCTTAATATATTAAATCTAACCAAAAGATATGTAATAAGTGATTTACCACTAGCAGTTGGTGAAAGTAATAAACATCTATTCTTTTTAGTTGCATAAACAAAAGCTTCTTTTTGATAATCTCTAACCTCTAAAGGTATCTTTAATGCCTTTATAAATGCGTCAACCTTATCATCATCAACCTTTGTATCTTGTATTTTAGTACCATCAACAACATGAACACCATTGTCTTCACACCACTTTAAAATATAGGGGTAAAGACCAACATAGATTTGACCAGTTTGATATGAAAACAATCTTATCTTTCCGTCCCATACACGATTTCTAAATTGAGGCATAAACTTAAAACCAGGTACTTCAAAAGTAAAGAATTGACCTAACTCTCTTCTTATATCTTCGTCTGCCTCTATCTTTAAATAGACATCATCTTTTTTATC